ATCAGGAACATCACTTTCCGCATATTTTCCAAAATCTTCAAATTGAATATACGAAGGTGAACCATCGCTTATAATTGGATAAACTTGTTCCAATTCAGCTTTCATATATTTAGCGTGAGTAAACATATCATCCAAAGCATGTTTACGGTCTTTTTGGAGCCTCCCATTTTTAGATTTACATTTAGATTCCTTATATTTCTCTAAATGATATTCTAAACTAGATACTACTCGTTCTAATTGACTGATGTTTCTTTGTTTTTCATCCATATTCTTATATTTTTAAAATTTCAAGAACAAAATTAAAAAACATTTGATATAATGGTCTTGTTTGATATAAAATTTTATGTCATAACAATTCCCTCAACCGATATGGTCACATTATCCATTATATTTTTAATTGTATAAATATCAAGTCCGGGAGCTGATAAAATGCTGTCTTTGGCAACAGAGTCTCCATTAGCCTTTACACTAGCCGAGCTACCATCGTATCCCTCCTGTATGGTCAGCTTTACACTAAACTCCCCACCTTCAGAAACGGGAGACACGCTGTTATTATATGCTTCAAGCTGATAGCCGTTTCCCTGCTGCATGGTAACAGTATATGTACGTGTGGAAGCCGCCATAGCCTCAATGTCTGCGATAGGAGTCATTTCCATCATTCGGGCAATTATTTCACGGGCGATCCTTTCATAATAAGGTATGCCGCCGTGTGTCGGATCAATGATGGTATCATCAGTATAATGACTGTAAAACCAAGTCTTGTTCATATCATTAATACCGGTCTGCAATTTGGATTCAACGTATTTGACCCCCCACAGATTCAGCACCTTGATCATGTCAGCGGAAATATTGTTTACAGCGGTAGAAGTTTCACACACGTGAGGAGGTAAGACAAACAGGATATTGATGTTACGTGCGACAAGCACTTGATTAATTCCGGTGTAATCCACCTCATTATAGTATCCTTTCACTTTCATATATCTGTAGTATAATTTGGACAGGAGCACATTGATCGCTCCGCAAAGTGTGTTTGTATCATGGTTCGATATGGAAATATCTCCCAATGTGTAGCTGCCTCTGTCGTTGGTCCCTCCTGCGACATTTATCAAAACCGCATCTTCTGCGAGGGCATTGATACGGATATCCTGCCAAAAAGCATTACCATTTGAACCACTGATACGCGTTCCTCCGATTCCGTGCCATTGTGACATTGTACCTAACATCCGGTCTATAAAAAACTGGTATCCGGGATTCTGAGAGATACTGTCCCCTAATGTATCAGTAATCTTGTCGGTCCACCATGTTCTGACATCCCAGTTATGGACTATCTGGTAAAGATACAGATAGTCGGTCGGCACAGCCTGCTTCACATGACTGATATACGGTGTCCTGTCTCCACCTCCGCCCAGTTTTACCATCAAATCGCCTGTCTTGTTATTAATGTGGTATTCAAACCGTATCTTGGAGGTTCCTTTACGGGCGGCGAACATAAGGTAAGGGGAACTACCACCTTGTGTGTTCAGTTCCCGTTTCGGAATATATGTGCCATCATCTGTATAACAATATATATGTCCTGATGTAACACCCTGAACGGAAACGATCCCTTCTGACGGACATTCTATAAAATCCGTGATACGATATGATGGATTGGATACAACCGCACCGGTTGACGCGTCAAGATACGCATTGGTCAGATTGCCGTTAAACAGGTTGTATGTTTTTGTTTCAGCAAGCGACAGGCTTTCACCCATCCTCTCCCACTGTGCATTCTTTCTGCCATAGATACGGTCATCTACTGGCGCTTCTTCTACCGCATTGATTTCTTTCAGCAAGTCGGGATTTTTAATCCAATACTCCGCAGAATTGGAAGGGGAGTCGTTGGTGATAACCAAAGAGGATACATTACTGGTTATAATCATGTTGACCTCTTCCATGTCTGCTATATCCGCATAATCCGCAATTTGGAAATAAGATGCCGGAAGTCCCATGCCCGTCTGTGTCTTGAATGAACCGTTAGTGATTATGGTACCCTTATTATCCAGAATAAAGAATGTCACGCTATAGTATTGATTTGCCCAAATTTTATCGGTATTCTTCACTTTAAATATCGGATAAATGGCCCATCCATCAGAATTCTGCATATAGCCGGTCGCACCTTTTATAAACCGCACATTCAGTAGTGCATTTTCCAGATCAAGCATGGAATTTCCTCTCACTTTATAATCACTCAGGACATTGACCGGAATATCGTACTCCTTGTTCCAGTAATTGACAAGGTTCTCAAGAAATATTTTACCACCATTCTTGGCAAAACACATTGAAACCTTGGTGTAAACGAGTTTGGTATTCAGAGTGAATGAGTACGTTCCAATTTCTGTATTATAACTGAAGCCTCCTGTATCATCATCTATATATGCCAACGCCGTAGGGGTGTTACCCGTATTCTTCAAAATATCCTTGAATAGAATAAACGCCGGACTATCCTCCCTGCTGATCTCAATACAAAGATAATCGCTGTCATTTACATATTTTTTTGTTCCGGCAATAATCTTGACGTTATCTCTTATCACAAACTTGTCGTACAATGTTGTAGATTTATCAACAAGTTTCATTACATAATTAGAAAGGGAGTCATTTGGAGCTAATTCAGCTATTTCTGTAGCCAGGCTCTTACGTGTTTGGGGATTGACCACCGCATCATAAATAGTAGCTGGGAATATGGTTTGTCCACCCTTCGTCAGTTTATGCATTTTTACCATAATGTATTCTATTTTAGCCTAAGTTCCGCCGGAACTTGGAAACAGTGTTGAAAATGAATGAGATAAGGCTAAACTGAGAGATTGGGTAGAATTATTAATATATATTCGCAATATATATACCTATTTTCTACCGCTCAGACATATATTTTGATTTATTTTGAATTTATTTTGTCATTCTTGTCGGCAAGCTTTTGTGTTTAAATGTTAAATATTGCACAATACAAGAAAATATATTGTGATTTGTTTTGTTATTATATCACAATATGGAATATTTGCATTGTGATAATGAACAACAGATAATAACAAACAAAAATTATAAGATTATGAACAGTTATAATATTTATGAAGAGAATAATGAAGCAACGATATTATATCACGCGATTGCACGTGATGAGGATCAGGTAATGGAACTGGCTAAAGAGGCAGGGATTGATATGGATGGGTTGAGTATAGAACTGGAACGGTCTAATGTAAAGGATCAGTTGGGAAGAGCATTATCAGCAAGAATAGAGGATGCGTTAATATATTAATTATGGCAAGAAGACGATCTATTACCCTAGACCAAGAGTCTAGGGTAATATCCTTGTACAAAGTAGGAATGGCTATTAAGGAGATAATGAAGGAAACAGATATAAAGTCTGAGCAAACGATATATAGGATATTGGACAGCAATGGTGTGCCCCGAAGACCGAAGGTTAATGGTGTGAAAAGAATACTTGTTATGATAGAAGAGGATGTGGCAGCTATCTTGGATAAGGAGCAATCGGTATCATTATATGTCAATGAGGCTATAAGATACTATCACGGTAACCGGCATTAATTGTCGGTTATTTTTTTATACCGTATCACTTTGCACATAAAAATATGTGCAAAATATTTGCACGTATCGAATTTAACGTTTATCTTTGCTGTGTCAATTAATCAATCATAGTATTAATCATTAAAACAAAGAATTGTGAATGTACAAGGTTATAGAATCAACAAGAGAAGCGCATTTGGCAAGTGGTTTATCGGCTACGAATCAGCAGGTGGGTGGACTGGATGGTTTACAGTACAGCAGACATGGGAAAAACAATCTGAAAGAAAGCCTAAAGGTTGCTCATGGCAAGCATGGGGAATAATATGCGCAAGAGAAATAAATCCGCGTTTTGGTGCAATAGCCGAGATGCAAGAAGAAATGGACTACTACAAGGATTTGTTAATAAAAAATAAAATAGATTTCATCGGATAGTATGGCAGAAACAAAGAACGTAACATTGAGGTTGCCGCTCGACTTAGCCGAGTGGTTAACCTCTAACGGCGAGAGCGTCAATCAAGCCGTTATCTCATGCGCTGAAACAATGCGCAGAATAAGAAGCGTAAGTACAGGCGAGTTGAAAGGAGTATTCACAGAGAATGAATGGAAATTCTTCGCTGATAGTCTGAATGGTACTGTGGTCAACGAACTATTCAGATGCAATGTATCCGCACTGGTAGCACACTGTGAAGATGCAGAGCGATACGATGGTGCTGCATCCAAGTGGGGTGTAGATATAGTAGTTCTTTGCGAGAGAATAAAGTCGTTGAAAGGCGCGAATATTGATGCACTTTATACACGGGTGGAATCGTTTTGGGCAAACCCTGAAAACATAGATGAATGGGCGAAGTTCTAAAAAAAGAGCCGGGCAATCACTCCCGGCTTCATTGTCAATTAATCCTTCATAGTATAAACTACAAAGAATTGATACAAAGATAGAAATTATTATGATAACATCAACCATGACAGCAGAAGAATTGCTTGACGAAATAAGAGCTGATTATCCAAACGTGCTCACTATCTCCGATGGCAAGGACGATAAGGTCATCCGGATAATCAAAAAATCCGTTCTGTTTCCGGTGCGTATCCACTCTTTTGTCACCACTGTGCGAAAAAACAAGTGGCTGATATTATGGGAGGCTCACAGCAAAAAAGAGATAGGAGATGATTGCCGTATCTCCTTCGTCTGCTACCACGATACTGGGCATGGCAAGTATGCCTATATGCCTACCTTCGTCAATGGTAAAATGGTTCTTCTTGCGTTTCCTCCGCACATCTTTTCCCGATTTGCCGAGCGGATGGAAATTAACTTTGCAGGCACAAAACTGATAAAACGGTACTTCGAGATGAATAATAGCTATTCGTTTAACTTCTCGACCGAAGAAGTAGATGGTGGGCGCCGTGAAAATGTGTTCGCCACCTGCCGGGAAGGCATTGCGATGGGATTCAAGGCTGTAGGGTTGGATGTCTTTCTCTTAAAAACTTTCATAACTTACGATATGTGCAAAGGCGAACAGATAGGAAATTTTGCAAAAAGTGAGGAATTTCGCAGACTAGTACACGAAGAAATGAGTAAGGCAGCCCAATAAGTTGCCTTACTTTTACCCTTTCATTTTCATGATCTCCGCCCTCATTTCTATGTAGTTTTGATTTTTCCGAATTGTTTATGCAGTCAATCACCCGGTTGATGGCTATCTATTCGGCAGATCATTTTATTGCCGGTTATTTTTTTTTTTATTAAAACTATATTTAAATCGGATTTAAAATCACATTTTGAATTGTGTTAACAAGTGTGATTGTTTTCAAGGTTCTCTCTAATTTGTTGGAGCATCCGGAAAGCTCCGGCCATCTTATAGTTGCCCAGACATTGCTTAGCCTGCATGATACAACTTTCAACAGTAAGTTTCAA